AAACAGCGTGCTTAGACGCTTACGTGAAGACGAAGTGTCAGCAGTAGCTAATACAACGTACTCTAAGATGGTAGGGGACTTTGTAAACGATGCAAAGAGACAAGTAGAGAACTCGCATGACTGGTCTGCTCTCAGAACTACAATAGTTGTAACTACATCTTCGGGTACTTCAGAATATAGCTTAACAGGTGCTGGTGAACGTATTAAAGTATACAGTGTTATTAACGACACTTCTAATTCTTTCCTCACTTATCAGACCCCCACATGGGTCAACAATGCAGTATATAATACTGGGGCCGTTAGCAGTCAACCTTCTTACTTTACATACTCAGGAGTAGACAGTTCACAGGATACACAAGTTACGCTTTACCCTACACCAGACGGTGTGTACTCTATACGTTTTGATTTGATAGCGAGGGAAAACGAACTAACAAATGACACAGATACAACTGCACTGCCTTCTAATCCTATTGTTCATGCAGCAGTTGCTCTCCTCGCAAGAGAAAGAGGAGAGACTGGCGGCACGACTGCACAAGACTACTTTGCCATTGCAGATCGTCACTTATCCGACGAAATTGCGTTAGACGCATATAAGAACCCTGAAGAATTTATTTACAGAGTCCCATAATGGCTGAGCAACGTCAGAACATATACATCGGTGCGCCAGGGTTCAAGGGGCTTAACACACAGGACTCTCCTGTAACACAAGACCCTGCTTTTGCATCTATTGCTGAGAACGCTGTCATTGATAAGTTTGGTCGTATTGCAGCACGTAAAGGTTTGAAAAAGATAACGGACAGTGCTACGCCTCTAGGCAGCAGCGATGGCATAGAAACTATCTTTGAGTACGTAGATGAAAGCGGAGATAAAGTTGTATTCTCTGCTGGTAATAATAAAGTATTTACAGGAACCAGTACGTTAACTGACGTAACACCTAGCGGGTACACGCCTACAGCAAACAACTGGAAGATAGTAAACTTTAACAACCACGCTTACTTTTTTCAAAGAGGCCATGAGCCTCTGATATATACTGATGAGTCCGGCTCTGGAGTGCTGGATAACATAGGAGATCATAGTCACGCAACAGGAACAGCACCGCAAGCTAATGAAGCACTTGCAGCTTTTGGTAGAATATTCGCTGCTGACGTTACTGGTAACAAGCATACTGTCTTCTTTAGTGATAGTCTGAACGGACACGCATGGACAGGAGGTAGCTCTGGTAGCTTAGATGTAACCACTGTGTTTCCTATGGGTCACGATGAGATTACAGCACTAGCAGAGTTTAACGATTTGCTCGTCATCTTTGGAAAGAAAAGCATACTTCTGTACACAGGTGCTAGCTCTCCGTCCTCAATGACTCTAGCTGACACCATTACAAATATAGGCTGCATAGCACGAGATAGTGTGCAGTCGATAGGAACAGACCTAATATTCTTGTCGGACACAGGGCTTAGGAAGAGTAATACAAGAAAAGTCTAATCCGATTGGCAACGTATCTAAGAACGTAAAAGATACCCTAATGGCTTCTGTGCGTTCTGAAGCTCTAGACATCAAGAGTGTGTATAGCCCAGATAATTCATTTTATCTATTGTTTTTGCCGACAACTTTGGAAACATTTGTTTTCGATACTAGAGTAGCCCTAGAGGACGGAAGTTTAAGATGCACTCTATGGCCTGGGAAAGCAATTTTATGTGGGCATAGACAAACTGACGGGACTTTGCTTTTAGGAAACTCAGATGGGATTAATAAATATGATGGGTTCTTAGACGATGGATCTACGTATGAGTTAAGGTACTTTACGAACCCACTGTCTTTTGGTGATCCCTCTAGACTAAAAATGCTGAAAGAGCTGTCGTTTACTGTGATTGGCGGGTCTGGGACTGAAGTAGTCGGTAACTGGGCTTATGATTACACAGAGGCATACACAAAACAAGCATTTAACGTAAAGACAACTTTGATTGCAGAATATGGGATAGCAGAATACAACGAAACTGCATCTGAGTACACATCGTCAATCGTTATTGATATTGCTAAAGTTAAGACCACAGGGTCTGGAAAAGTTGCAACGATAGGCGTAGAGAGCACAATAAACGGTAAAGCCCTGTCTTTACAGGAAATAAATACTGAAGCTATTTTAGGTAGGCTTTTATAATGACTGATTATACTAAAACAACCAACTTTGCAGCAAAAGACAGTCTGCCTTCAGGTAACTCTGGTAAGATTGTAAAAGGCTCTGAGATAGACACAGAGTTTAATAATATTGCAACGGCTGTAGCCACAAAAGCAAACACTGCTGCCCCTACACTGACAGGAACTGTGACTCTTACAGGTCTACTGTCTGTTCCTGACGGAACCGCTAGCGCACCCTCGTTCACTAATACAGGGGATACAAATGTAGGTCTGTTCTTTAGCGGAACAGACACTATGGCGTTTACTGCTGGGGGAACCTCACAGGTAACTTTTGCAGACGGAGTGATAGCCCCAGTCACTACTAATGACGTAGACTTGGGCACGAGTTCTTTACAGTTTAAGGATTTGTTCTTAGC